TTAAAAATTTAAATAAGCTGCAAACTTATCAGCAGACCTTTCTTTTTGTTTTTTAGTCACATGAGTGTATATGTTCATTGTTGTATGAATATCTGAATGTCCTAACCTTTCTTGAACTTCTTTGACAGACAAACCAGCTTCAAATAATAAGCTACAATGTGTATGACGGAAGCCATGTATGGTAATATCATTGAAATTATGTTCTTTGCATATTCTAGATAAAATAATATTAGGTCGAGTTATATCTATATAATTATTGTTTTTAGAAGAAAAAATTATTTGATTCTTTGTTTTAGCATGTTGACCATGGGCAAGTAAATAACGTTTTTGCTGAGTTTTCCATGCCTTCAAAATATTTAGTGTTTCGTCATCTAGCGAAATTTTTCTAATAGATGTGTTTGTTTTTGGTGGTGTAGAAATAAATTTATTATCTGAATTTCTCGTGATAGTTTTATTGATTTCAAGTGTTTTATTAAAAAAATCTACATCGTCCCAAGTTAATGCTAATGCTTCACCTTTTCGTATTCCTGTAAAAGCTAGAACTCTGAATAGAGGATAAGTTATAGGGAATTTGTCTTTTTGACAGCATTCAAGAAAATCTTGTAATTCTTCTTTTTCAAAATATTTTAATTTAGTCTTTTTTTGCTTGCGTTCTCCTTTTGAAAAAGTTACTTCTTTCATAGGATTTTCTTTAATTAGGTTCATTTTTTTTGCATAATCAAAAACTGCAGATGTATAACATTTTAAAGCTTTATAGGTAGAATATTGTTCTTTCCATTTGTTGATAGCTTCTTGACAGTAAGCTATGTTATAGCTTTGTATTTTTTTATTTCCAAAAAAAGTTGAAATGTTTTTATCAAACAAAAACCTAACACGTAAGTAAGTACTTTCTCTGACTGTTGGTTTATATTGTTCAATCCACATATCTTTTACTTGTGTAAAAGTGTAGTTATTATCTTTTACTAGTTTTTTATCTGTAGCTAAAACTTCTAGTCTAGCTAGTGCGATTTTCGCTTCTTTTTGTGTTTTGAATCCTCTTTTAGTTGTATATCTCTTCTTTCCAGTTAATGGATCAATACCAAGATATGTCTTGAAGTACCACGCTTTTTCACCATTTTTCTTCTGGTATTGTTTAATCATTGCCATAAAATCCAACTCCTATTCTAATTCTATTTCTAAAATACTGTTGTCAAATGATTCTAAAATTTCATTTTTTTCTATAAAATCAATCCATTCTTGATATCCGTTGTATTTTGGAATTCCTAAATGAGATTTAAGTTTTTGATAGGTATTCGCCACAATTTTTTTCCATTCTTCTTCGCCAGTACGAATGATTTTATCATCATCCCACTTTTTTGTTTTTCCAGTTCGTTTACTATTTTTTGATATTTGATAGTTTTTCCATTTGGTTAAAAATATATGTTTTGAATTAGAATTGTTTTCTAACCATTCTTTGAATTCTTGATATTGCATGTTTTTCTCCTTTCGAATGTATGTTCTTATAGCTATAAAAGAAAAGCCCGAAGGCTTTTTATTTAATCCTTAATTGTTGTCCAGGATAAAGCATATAATTATTTGAATCCATCCCGTTCAATTCAAATAGTTGATCAATTGTGATTCCTGCACGTTCTGCTAACTGTTTAGGACCTTCTCCTTGCTGTACTGTTATAATCGAATTAGAACTAATTTCTGATGAGGAAGGATTAGTTTCAATTGTTGATTCACTTGAAGGTAGTGGTTCAACTTGTGTTGTCGATGAAGGAGCTACTTCTTCAGAAGGATTTGTTGGTTCTCCACCATAGCATTTTTCACAAGGGGTCAAACCTCTATTTAAAGCTTCCTGTAGAGTTGTAGGACTATAATTACCATTTCCACAAACATGATTATGATACTTTTTGCCAGTCGGCGTAATTAAAACTGTTTGCTGGTTATTTTGTTGCTGAGCTTGAGCAACGGCTTGTTCTTGAGCAGCTTGTGCTTGTCTAGCTTGTTCCTGAGCAATTGCTTGTTGTCTTTGTTCTTCTGCTTTACGTTTCTCTTCCTGCTGTTTTCTTTCATCCTCTTCTTTAGCTTTCTGTTCTTCTTTTTCATTGCTTTCAGAAGAAGTGTCTCTAGTGGTAGAACTAATTGTTGTTGACTGAACGGTGGTGTTATTTGTAGCTGATTGTTCTGTATCTGGTGGAGAAATAGTAACTCCACAAACCATAGCTGCAAAGGCTGATATTATTCCAATAATAATTTTCTTTCTAGCTATTTTTTTCTTTGAGAAAAAGGAATATATCAGAAATCCTATTCCAAAGAAAAATCCTAGTAGTCCAATTGCAAATAAAAAGTTTCCCATAAATTCCTCCTTGTTATTCTGAGTATATTTTTATATAATTTTTTTGTAGCAATTCTCAGAAATGAGGAAGAGTCCATGTGAAAGCATGGGCTTTTTTATTTTTAATGTTGTAATACTAAATGTTCGAGGTTATGAGGAAGTCCTAAATATTCAATAATTTGGAACTGACTCATATAAGATAAATCTTGTTCATCTATTGTTCTAGTTAACATTTCAATTGCAAACATATTAGCTTCAGCTTCTATACCACAAATCATGCGATTCAGATTATTTGCTCTGAAAGCAGCTGTAGAAATACCTTTATGGAGTCTAACGTGGGCTATTTCATGCCATAAAACAAACCTTTTCATAGAATAAGATAGATTTTGATTGATTAATATTACATAACATCTTTTATTGCGTATAGTTTGTCCTAATGTTTTATTTCCTAAATTAGTTTCAATTAAATCTATATCAGAATATTTGATTATTTTATATGGATTAATTGCATCAGAGCCAAATTCTACAAACAATTTTTCTATTTCTTCTAAAATCCAGTATTTGTTTAAATGCATATAAAAGACCACCTATTGACGATATTTTTTAGGAGTGAATTTTTTCTTTGCTTTAACCTTAGTTAAGGATAATGCAAGTTGAATAGCATCGTATAATTTTTCCTTATCTTCATCGTCTAAAGGTTCGCCATAATAATTTGTTTCAGCATCTGAATCTAAGCCTTCAAGTAATTTTTCAGCTTGTAGAGCAATATCTTGTTTATCTTTCTCTGTTAAATCATAATAATGGCGTTTATCAGTACGTCCTAAAAGATAATCAGTTGATACATCAAAGTAATCTGCTACTTTTTGTATTTTATCTCCAGATGGAGTACTTTTATTCCAATTTCTTAAACTTCCAGCGCTAAAATCTAGCTTTCTTTCTAATTCTGCTCTAGTCATTTTTTTTTCTTTAATAAGGTTGTCAACTCTATCTAAAAGCATTATTTTATTCCTCCTAGACTACAAAAAGTAAAATTTTACATTTTTAAGTTGACTTATGTAAAATATTGCATTATACTTTATTTGTAAGCAAGATATTCACGACACACAAAAAGCAAATAAGTAATCACTTAATAGTCTCCCCAGACATAAGTAAAGCTCGTATTTTGTGTGCTGTATTTTCTATGCTTACATTATGCAATATATTACACTGTATGTCAATCTTAAAGTAAAAAAACAATGTAAAATTTTCGTTTTAAAAGGAGATGATATTTAATGACTTTAAAACAGCAAGTATTAATTGCATTAGTCAAGAAAGGTTGGAGTCAACGAGAATTAGCTCGACGAATGGGTATATCAATTACTTATTTGCGAGATATTTTTATCGAAAAAAGAAAACCTAAGGAACGTTTAAAACAAATCGAAGAACTTTTGGATATCAAGTTAGAAGTAGATTCTAGCAATCAACCAGAGTGAGGTGAGGAAGAATGGAAGAGAGCAAAATTTGTTTTGATAAAGCATCAAACCAAATAGTGATGGAATCAGATATCGGGATTTTAACTATTACTAGATATGGCTTTAGATATGAAGTTAAGGGTGAAAACAACCAGCGTGAGGTGAGAGTATGGAAAAACAGATAAATAAAAAAGAACATTATTTAACAAAATTTAAGCGTAATAACGACATTGATAAATTTGGTTTTTCAAAAGAAGTTGAAGAATCAGGAGAAGCAATTTTAGCTGAATTAAAAAATAGAGACTTAACATACGATGATGCGTATGCAAGTCTTCAATGGGTTTATAACAAGCTTCAATATGAATCCAACTTTATTAAAATTCGATAAAGCAAGAATCATCATCAACTTTGATTTCTAGAATTTCAAAATTATCATCATTAATTAACATTGATTTTAATTTTAAATTGGTTTCAAGAAAATGAACATTTCTAACTGTTCTAGTTAAAGGTTCAATATATTGAGATTTTTTGCTGTTTTTAGAAACAAAATTAACAATTTCTTCTAACAATAATTCAGGATGAGAAAAAGCTTTTTTTGTACTAAAATAGACAGTTTCTTTATTCTTTTTCCAAAGACTAAACATTTCTTTTGGTAAACAGTTATCAATTCGTTTTTCTTGGATATCATAATCAGAATCAAAGTTTTTTAAAATAATACTCGTTTTTGACTCAGTTAGAGGTAAATATTCTGCAGTCAAAATTTTGTTCTTATAACTTACAACTAAATTGAATTGTTGTTTGTTAATGGTGTCAAATTGAAGAGCATGAAGTAAATAGTAAACTGCTTGGACCTCATTTAAGTTCATTTTTTCCCCACCTTTCTTCATTGATATTTTACCAAGAGGTGGAAAGAAAAACAATAATTGTAGGAGGTGTAACCTATGCAACTAAATATTCCAGATGAAGTAATTCAAAACGAATTAGCAAGTAATATTACTTTTATTGTTTTGAAAGAAATCGAAAAGCGATCCAGCTTGTTGACTAAAACTGTTGAATTACCACCTTATCCGAATAAGTCTCAAGTAAAAGAAATATTGAAAATTGGCGATGATAAATTAAGCGGTTGGATTTCAAAAGGTTTAAAGATTCAACAATGGAGTGAACAAGATATTCGAATTGAACGAACTGAATTACAACGATTTTTAAAAGAAACTTTTGAAATTTAAATATTTAAACTTGTTCTACATTCACCACTTCCGAAAAGAGGAGTTGTAGATTTTTCTCCTTTCTATATCTGCTACTAATACTATTTTTTCATAATGCAACTCCTCTTTCCGGAGGTGGTGACGGTGAGAGACGAAGGAGGGAGCGAATGACATTACAAGAACATCAACGCTTGATGCGAAAACTAAATTAGGAATACCACGAAGAAATGAAACCTAGATTGTTAGGGGAACAATGGCGTGAACGCCAGAAGAAGTGGCGAGAAATAAAAAAGTGACTCAGCCGTCCAAAGCAATGAGTCACAAACCAAAAATTATACCTAAGGAGATTTTATCATATGAATAAAAAAATTGAAAATCTTATTGAAGAGTTAATCGAAGAATGCAACAAACAAGACGTTCCAGTCCTTTTATCAGTTAAAGGAGACGAAACTACATTGAACGCTGCAAGTGGTGATGCTATAGAGCTTGCAGAAATGCATATTGGAATTGAAATTGATTTACTTAAACAACTTGATTTAGATAATCCAAGCGATCTCAGAAAATTAGTTTTATGCCAATCAATTAAGCAATTATTCAATATTGATAGTAAAGAAGATTTTGCTGACTTGATGACTCGAATTTCCAAGGAGGAATTTCAATGATGAACGAAAAAACAATTGATTTACTCATTATTTTATTTTTCACGTTAGTGATTGTAGCGAAAAGGTACGTAATCTTTGGCTTGTTATTCGCAATTACCATGCTTGTGCTTTGCGTGCTAGCAAGAGGAAAAGAGGGGAAATATGAACGAGTTAGCAAATCTTGACAACTATTTAACTGATCCTGATTATGCTAAACCACCATATGAAGCACCAATCGATGAGGAGGAAGAAGATGAGTCATTTTGAAGGACATGATTTGGAATGGATCACGAAAAAAATCGAGGAATTAGAACAAGCAAAGAAACATCGGCTTAATCAATACGATATTGAAATTGCACAGCTAACAGAAAGAAAACAACGTGTATGCGCAAATTTACAAAAAGAAATTGATGAAGCAGTAGTTATCCAAAGACAGTTGATGGGCAATGCAGAATTAGTCGAAACCAAAAGTTTTGTTTTGACGATGAAGCCTGTAGATTTACGTAAACCATCACATTTTAAATTACAACCATCAAAAGTAAAAGAAGAGAAAGAACAATTTATTCAATATCTTCGAAACGAACATCCTGAATTGGTCAAAGAGTCAACTGAATACAAACCAAAGCAACTAGACATCAAGAAGTTGATTGCTGACGGTGTGTTTCAACTAACGGATGATCTTCGAGTAATAGATGAGAATGGTTGTTATATTCCGAATCTAACAGTTGGTATCAAAGAGCCAGAAGTAAAAGTGAAGGTGAAGCAGGTATGAAATTCTATCCAAATGGAACAGTACCAAAACAAGCGAATATGTATTTTATTTACGGTGATGGCGGTACAGGAAAAACTTCACTAGCTAAACAGTTTGAAGGAAATAAAATACTTTTTAGTTTTGATTTATCAACGAACGTATTAATTGGGGAAAAAGATATCTCTGTTGTTCAGTTAGAAAGTGGAGATGCTCCTAATATCCAATCATTAATAGATAAGTGGGTACTAGGAGCATTGAGCAAACCAGAATACGAAGTCATTATCTTAGACAACATGACTGCCTTACAAAATTTAGTACTAGAAAATATTGACGGAGCTTCACGAGACGGACGTCAAAATTATCAGAAATTGCAACTATGGTTCAGACAATTAGGAACAAAATTAAGAGAGAGCAACAAAACTATTTATGCAACTGCACACCAAGTTGACAATGGTGCTAGCGGATTAGATGGTAAAGGGCGTTTTAGTCCAGATATGAATGAAAAAACTTTTAATGCTTTTACCTCAATGTTTGATTTAGTCGGTCGTATCTATATTGATGATGATAAACGTTTGATTGATTTAAATCCAGAAAACGGGAATCATGCGAAAAATAGAATCGATGATCGCAAGCTTATCGAAGCGAAGGAACTAATAAATAATCATCAGGAAGAAGGAATTTAATATGGCACTATTTGTAGTAGATTCACAAAATGTTTTAGGTAAATCAGTAAAGGAAGCAGGAAGTTACAATGTGAAAATTCTTCCTGATTCTGAGTGCAAAAAAACAAAAGAAACAAATAATGATATGGCTGTCTTCAATTATGAAGTAATCGACGGCAAATATAAAGGTGGGAAAATTCTTTATGACAATATTGTTTGGGATAACAACGATGTTGAATTTTCTACTAAACGTTTTAATACGATTTTAACTGCACTTGGAGTACCAGATGGAACACCAATTGATAGTATTCAACAATTAGTTAATGCAGCAAAGGGTAAAACGTTAAATATTACGGTTGATTGGAAACATAGTGATTATAACGACAGATGGAATTTATCTGTTAAAGCTTATAACAAACTTGATGAAGAAGGAAGCAAACCTAACGGTGTAGAACGTCCTAACGGTAAAGAAGCAAACAAAAACACATTTGCGCAATCACATTCAAATGATCCATTTGCAGGTAGTTCTACGATTGATATTTCAGATGATGACCTTCCCTTTTAATCAACAAACAGCATTATTTGATTCACTGAATCCACCATTAAAAAAATAATGAGGGAGTTAATTTCCCTCTCCAATTTTTAAAATGAAAGGAGGAACTCAATTGGATTATCTCAGACAGCTTAATGCTTTCGAAAATTGGCTTGAATATAACGAGCTTGGCGCTGGTCCCCAATTGCTTTGGTATAAGCTTATGGTTATAGCAAACAGAAGTGGATGGCAGAGCGAATTATCGATTGCCAATACAAGGCTACAAGCAATGACTAAAACGTCTGAAAAAACATTGATTAATAATCGAAACCAATTGATCCAAAATGGACTCCTCCAATACAAAAAGAGAGGTCGTACAAAAGCTGGAGTTTATATTATTACTGATTTAACTGGAAATTATTCAGTAAAAACTACAGTAGAATCCCCTTCTACTGGAAATATTACAGTAGATAGTAAAGTAAATCAGAAAGTAAAAAGGGAAGTAAATCATTCAGTAGATTCTACAGTAAATTCTTCAGCTTATATAAACAATACAAAACAAAACAACAATATATCGCCAACCACGCCAAAAATGGCGAAGTCGGCAGAGTTAGAATCTGACTTTGAGAAACTTTGGAATTTGTATCCAAGAAAAGAGCGTAAAGCAGACGCATTCAAAGCATACAAGAAAGCAATCAAAGCAGGTACAACGAACAAAGAAATACAAGATGGCATCGTTGCTTATACTCGATCAGTTGCAAACATAGACAAACAGTATATTGCACAAGGAGGTACTTGGTTTAATCAACAGCGTTGGCAAGACGTAGTAGATGAACCAGTACATCATACACAAGGATTTCAAGATAACTACGACGAGGTGATGAAAGCTTATGAACAATGAGTTAGCGTTAGTTGCCAGTTTGTTAAAAGAACCGAAACGTTTGACGGAGTACGAAATCAATCCTGCATGGTTCGTTAATGAATATTGCCAACAAGTGCTAAAAGCCTTGAATAACCTAAAAGGCACTAGCTATCAACTGAAAGACGTTTACCGTGAAATGCAAGCTATCAATTTGTTAAACAGTGGCACGCTAGAAGACTTAGATACGCTCGTAGGTAATGCACCAGAAGACGATATAACAGCACATTTAGTCTACTTCGTGAAAAAAGACTATATCGAGCGGGAACTTACTTATACAGCAAAAGAATTTTCTTTAAACGGCACAGAAGAATTAAGCGAAAAATTACAAAGCTTGCTTGCAGAAAAGAATGTATTAAAGCAAAACAAACCTAACGGCAGATTAGACAATGTTTATCAAGAGTTTTTAGGCTTGATTGACACAGAGAAGCCTTTGTTACAAACGTTCGATAAACTAGATAACTATTTAGGCGGTGGCTTGAGTGGTGGTCAATTAGTCGTGATAGGTGCTCGACCAGCAGTTGGGAAAACAGCATTAGGAACAAGTATGGCAATGGAAATTTTGCAAAAGAACGAAGGAACAACGGTCGATTTCTTTACGCTAGAAATGACTGCATGGCAATTGACTGCTCGTTTTATATCTAGAAAAGCAAAGATCAACTCTATCTTGTTTAGAAATCCGCATAACTTGTCTGAAAAGAATCAGCAGATAAGCAAACAAGCGTTCCAAGAAATTATGCGACATGATTTAAGAGTATACGGTGCAGAGTATGAGCAATTAAATGATATTAAGCAAGTGATTCGTAAGAGAGCAAAGAGTAAAGCTGGCAAATATGTGGCGTTTATTGATTATGCAGGATTGGTCGGTGTGACTGATAGTCGAAAAACAGAACGACAAGTCATGAATGAAGTGACAAGAACGTTGAAATTATTGACTAATGAACTAGACATCACAATCATTCTTTTCGCACAGTTGAACCGTGGAATGGAACAACGAGCAGAAAAGAAGCCAACATTAGCAGATTTAAAAGAGTCTGGCAGTTTAGAACAAGATGCGAATGTCGTTTTGTTGTTATCAAGGAATGAGCAAAACGAAAAGATTGTTGATTGTCAGATTGCTAAAAATCGTGAAGGAATGACTGGGTGTATACCGTTTAAATTTATTCCACAGTTTATGGATTTTTCCATCGATTATGACTTTCGATACGATTAGGAAGTGACATCATGTGTAGAGAACGAGAGAAATATCGTATGTCTGGCATGGAGTATAAACAGATTTTGCAGGAAAACGAATTATACCGTAGTGAACTGGTGCAGTTACTTGAACAGCAAGTGAAAATTTTACAAGAAAATCAGATGTACGATGAAGCAGAAGAAGCGAAGTGGTTGGCTATTGGTATTGCAGAAGATGAGAAGAAACAAGGATATGGCTATCTGGAAAATGTCAGATGTCAACCAGTAAAAGGAGCAATCGCATGAACACGTTTTATATTCCTGGTGAATTAATGAGTTTAAACGAATTTATCAATATTCAACGTACGCATCCGATGAAGGGAAATCAAGTCAAACAGAAAAACACCAATCGGTGTAAACGAGCCGTGTTAGAGGCTATTCAACAAGGCTTATCTTTCGAGCTCCCTGTGTGCTTGTCCATTACTTGGTACATGAAAAACAGACGGAAAGATCCTGATAACATTGCGTTTGCCGTTAAGTTTATTCTTGATGGCTTAGTCAATGCAGGAGCGTTACCAAATGATGGTTGGAATGAAATCGTGGAAATCACACATCATTTCGTAGTAGATGCGAAACAGCCAAGAGTAGAGGTATCGCTTTATTCAAAAGAAATAGAAGGAGCAACTGTGTAGGTGGGACAGCCAAAACAAACAGGTGGGACACCTAAGAAAAGACCAAGATTTTCTCTTGATGACGACACTTTAGCACAGCTTGCTTGGTTATATGAACAAGATACCAAGAAAGCAAGTCATCGAATCTATCCATCGGATACGTTGAAGAAAATCATTAACGAAGCGTATACAGTGCGCAGGGCATTTAGAAATTAGCAAATGGAGCAGTGATATGGTTCTTACAAGACAAGAAAAACGAGAGCGAAGAAGACGAATATTAGCAATTATTGGTGATCGCTCTGTCGAAGAATTATCTGATCAAGAATTGAAATTAGTGCAAGAAATCGCTGGAACGATTGGTGCGGACACGATAGACGAATCCAAACCATTACCAAATATGGATTTAGAAGAGTTTACCTACGAAGAGTATGAAAGGTTGGTAGAGCTTGGTTATGCGAAAAAATCAATCTATCGTGCGTTAGGAATTAGCCAAGGGAAATTATATAGATGGCTAGAAGAAAACCAACCGGTTTCAAAAATACAACAAAAAATAGATTTAACGGAGATGAAAACAATGAAATTATCAAGTGATTTTAAATTATTCGAATTTATCGGTATCAGCAGAGAACCGAGTATCACCATTTCAAAATATGGTTTGAATTTTAGTTTAGCAGCGGCAGATTATCTTAAACGGGTAGCTTATGTAAAAGTTTACGTGAATGAAAAAGAGAAACAGATTGCTTTTTTATCAGCGAAAAAAGAAGACAATGGCGCTGTTCGATTTTTCAGAGAAGAAAATTCCACTTATAAAAATCCTATTTTTAGAAATGCGAAATTCTTAGAAAAAATTACGGAAATGTGTGGTTTTGACTTAGAGAATAAAACATATTATGTGAAGCCCGAAGTCTTAGAAGATGGTCAAGGCGTTCTTTTAGATTTAGAAAAGGCCGAAGAAAAAGAACGTCGTATTTTTGGACGAGGTGAATAAGCATGAGCAGAAAAAAGAAATTCATTCCAGAAGTTAACCAAGAGGTTGAATGCTTTTGTTGCGATTCAAAGCGTGAGACACCATGGCTATATCCGTTCGAAGGATATGTAAAGACAGTCTACGAAAAATCAGCCTTAGTAACAATCGGAAGTACTCATCCAAAAGATGATCACTTAGTAGTGGAGCGTGGTGGAAGAACGATTGTTCCATTTACAGAAATGAGGGCTGTGGAATGCTAGATATGAAAATTGAAAACTATCGAATCACTGAGACGAGTGATTGCAGAAATATTGTTTTATCACGAGTGATTCTTGATGAAAAAGGGAATATTCAATATACCGTAAATAGCAAAGGTGAAAAAGTAGAAGGGGTTTCGTTTATTGGATACTACCAAACGTTGAGCATGTGTTTAAAAGCCATACAGCGTGACTACGTGATGAGAGAAGGTCACGTGATAAAAAGTATTATTGAGTACAAAAAGGCGCTTGAGCGTATCACTAACGAGTTTGAAAAAGCATGTGAGATTGAGGAGGAAAACAAATGAAAAAATTAATTGTATTTATCAGTTTATTAGGAATAGGCATCACATTAGGAGCTTGCGGAAGAGAAAGCGATAAAGTTTCCTACAATGTAAGCCAAGAAGCAGATAATTTTAATGTGATTCGTCGGGTGACAGTGATCAATACTCGAACGGACAAAGTGGAGTTTGAAGCAATCGGTCGAATATCTGTGGATACGGAAGATAAAAATAAACTCGTTATTCTAGTTGAAACAGGAAAGAAACAGTACAAAAGACATCTTGTGAACATGACTAGTTGGAACATGTATGTGGTTGAAGATTTAGAAGGCGCTAAGGTCAATGAATACAAATACGAAGTAAATTACATGCCAGAAAGTATTGTGCCGTTTACGGTGACTGAGAAGAAGTAGGAGGACAGCGAATGATACCGAAGTTTAGAGCGTGGTACACACCGTTTAAAGGTGAAGAATTTGGACAAGAAATGAAATATGGACAAGCAGGAAGGTTGATCACTCATGCTGAAATGTCTCCAGATAAATATGTCCTCATGCAATCCACAGGACTGAAAGATAAGAATGGTGTGGAGATTTTTGAAGGGGATATAGTAGCAATTGAAAATCATCCTTTCCAGAAGAAAAAAGGCGATATGGGCGTAGGAATGGAGATTAATGGAAACTATGAAATCGGATGGGAAAAGCATGATTTAACGTGGTGCGCAGGTAGTTTATTACTAGCTAGGCTAAAACCCTATGTACGTGTCATCGGAAATATCTATGAGAATCCAGAATTGTTGGAGGCGGATTGAATGAAAGCAAAAGAACTAATACCAATTTTACAATTAAATCCAGAAGCAGAAATCATTGTATCAACTGTGGAGTATTACGAACGCAGTTTTCAAGATGTCGGATATAAGCGGGGAGAAAGTCAAGCAGTCAGAAATGTAAATATCGATAACGATAATAATCTCATCCGTTTAGAAGGCGGAAAAGTGAGTACGTTATGAAGGAGGAATAATATGAATTTATTAATTACACTTATTGTTATGGTCATTACAAATGTAATTTTTTATAGATGGTATACAAGCGAACTAACTAAGGAACTCAAAAAAATAGAGGATAGAGTAGATAAAAAGTTACTCATCCTCATTAGAAAAAATCATTGAGCAAAATTGTTGTCCCAATGTAGTAATTTTTATCGAACCTCGTATACATCTAATATTAAACTCAGCATTTTTAAAAAATGGATCTTGTTTATATGTTTCTTTCATTGATTCTGTAATTGATTTATAAAAATATGAACTTTCAAATTGGTTGTAAATATCAATGCTTTTTTCATTTGCAAGTCCAATCTGTTGTCTAATTTCAATTAAACCATACGATTGAAGCGTTTCTATAGTAGGGTTTGCGCTATCGGGATTTAAAGGATCGAATAGAATCAAATCATTAACATGCGTGATTCCTTTGCCATCCATTTTTTCTACTCTGAGAGAAACTGTAGGATGCACAGGGTTTAAATAAATTTTAGATAATAAATCAGCATCTGTGGTAGTTAATTCTGAAAGAATAGTTGAAAACCTTGGGGAAGCATTTGAATTTTTTCGATTATCAATTAAACCGGCTAATAAGTTAGCAAAATACTCACGCATATCTTCTTCTTCGATTTGGTATCGTGAATCTTCCATTGTTTTAAGAGCAAGTCCAAATTTTGATGTATCGCGATTTTCATCAGGTATACTTTCAGTTTTAGTATTGAGTTTATTGACAAAATCTTGATAGGATTTTTCGCTTGTTACATTAAGTCTCCGAAGAGGACCCATTACGTAGTTAACTATACCCCCAAGACCCTCGCCAATAGATTTTGTTGCAGGTCCTAAAGTATTGACAATCAATTCTTTAGGAATAAGTTCGATATTAATAAGGGAACCTTTTTCATCTGACATATTACCATCTCCTTTTTAATAAAAGTATACCAAAAAAGTATCAAATTTTTAATTTATTATGGAGGAATTAGAATGAACAACAGACGCCGCAGAGTAGCAAAACTAAAGAAGCAAGAGCTGAATGCAGCGAAAGCAAATTTTGAGAGTGAATATGGAGTTTCTGCAGAACAAGCAATTGAATTAGTAGATATTTTTGTTAAAACAGTAGCTGAGACGGTAGGAACCATCTTTCAAAATATTGGAAAAGCATTCTGCAATATAGGAACGATATTATCGAATATTAACAATGCAAAGGAAGGGAATAATGATTACCAATATTATTTCAGCAGGAATCATCTTAATTCTGCTAGTAAGTACTGTAAGCCAACAAGTAGAACTAAAACATCTGAAACGAGAAAACCAATTAATGAAAAACATGTTACAAAAAACGGAGTTTTCATTCTTTGATGAATTAGATAAATACAAATAAAAAAGCCGGATTCCTCCGACTTTGGTTAATAATTCTGACACAATTATTATATCATAATTGGAGGAATCAATGGATGGTACTTTTCGATGTAAAGAAGTATGAGACACCAGAGGCAAAAGATGTGGATATGGAACGCACGAAACACAATGTCGCTGTATTCCTTTCCGCATATCTGTCAGCTAGATGTAGGGTAGGTCAACCTCGTGAACCTAAGGTAACAGCATCTTACTCCTTGGTTCCACCTTCTACAGCAAATAATACATTTGAAGCAGAACGAATGATGATTGAGAAAGAGGAAGCACAAGAGGAATTTGAGTACTTGCACAAATTATTTATTCGTGGCTATTCAGCAATTCAGCATCCACATAAACCTGATATAACAGAAAGACGGAAAAAGATATTCTACGATCGCTATATCAACGGTATGTCAATTTATGTAACTGCCCAAAGAAATAATACGAGCGAGGAATCTGTTAAAGCAGAATCAAACAAAATCATCATTCAATTTGCTTCTTCCTTAGAACTGGTTGCTTTTAAGTAGCCAGTTTTTACACTTTTTATACCCATTTACTAACCAAATACTTTCCTTTTTATACCTTTTTTGTACCAATCAACTACCTAGCAAGTGATTTATTATGATAGTGTCGAAAGATTGCGAAAAAGGATCGACAAAATAAACGAAGGGAGGTAGTCTCTCTCATCGTTGTAATTATGCTTTGATGGACAGCAACTAAACAAAAAATAAACGAAAAGGAAGTGACAAGCTCCTTGTTAATTTCTTCGTATTTATCAACTGGTTGCTGTCTGTTATTACATATTAGATCACTCGTTGAGTGGTCTTTTTATTTTGGAAGGATGATTGCTATTACACAGTTTATATATAAAGAAATATCAAGAATAGAAGCGATGGCGAAGATTGATTCTGGTGATGTTTCTGATTTATATTTTGTTCATTTTTATTACGAAAGCGATGAACCTTATAGTCATTATGAAAATCATGTTCAATATTTAATTAATCGTCGTCTTATGAACACAGAACCAATACTTTATCACTCTGAATATATTATCAAAACTAATCGTTTGTTTGGTAAGTATAAAAAAGTATTGGCAGAACCAAATAATACTTTTTTGCAATCGGCATATAGAAAGCACAAAAAACACGTATGGTTGATAAAACAAGTACAGGATTTTCCTAAAACAACAGATTGGAGAAAACCGCCATTTTTGAAAGGAGATAATTAAATGAATGATTTTCATGAAGCAGTACTAATAATTAATGTAAATGCTGATATCGCAGAAGCCTACAAAACAGCTATTGAGTCTGAGAACCATCCTAATGGTTTGAGAGATCATTGGAATGGCAATTACGCCTATGTGGAAATTGGTAATAAGGTAGATCATTATCTTGGCCACGTTTTTCCGAAAGATACTGTTAAATTAACAGTTCAATTATTATCTCATACATTACCAAATTTAAAAGAAACAGTTAATTGGTATGAGAAAATGGGTGCTGAAATAATTAGAACAAACTATAAAGAGAATCAAGGGAAGAGTAACAATGCCAATTGATTCGTTTTATAAAAGTAAACGATGGATCAAAAAGAAGAATGCAATATTAAGAAGATATCAATATGAATGTCAAGAAAGCAAGAGATATGGTATTCGAGTGAAAGCAGAAATGGTCCATCATATTTATCCAAGAAAAGAATATCCTGAATTAGCATTTGTTGACTGGAACTTATTACCATTAACACACAAAAAACATAATATGTTTCACGATCGAGAGAATGATGAGATTATTGGTGAAGGTTTATATTGGCAAAGAAAAAGGCAGAAAGAGTTTGAGCGTTGGAAAAAGGATAGAGAATCCCCCCCTCCTTTTGAAATCTAAAATTACTTTTTGGGAAACGGATATGGGAACTTTTTCCAATAGCGAGGACTTTTTGAAAAAATTTTTTCCTTGAGATGAAATACGATAATAGCAATGAATAGAGCTGTTTTTATCGTTTAAAACCGTGCAGAAAAAAGCCCTTTTTTTCGCAGTAATATATCTTGATTTGAGGAGGTGATAACTTGTCTAAAAATATCCCAAAACGTGAAAGTATAAAAAAACGCACAATTAAATATATGAAAGAATTAGGAACATATAAGCCACAATACAATCAAATTATAGAAGTTTATTCTGATATGGTTTATCAATACAATTATCTAAGTCGTGAGTTTGAAAGACAAGGTTATGAAATTATTTTGGAAACAGAAAAAAGCGGGGGGAAGAAATCGCCAATTTTAGCAAGTTTAGAAAACCTTCGAAAAGATATAGGTACTTATTCTGATCGATTGATGCTGAATGCTAGAACCTATCAAGCTGAAGTAGAAATGCCTAAAAAAGAGAAATCCGCTTTTGCTAAACTTTTAGAACAACAACAGATGTGATCAGATGGACTTATCAAATATTACATCTAAGCATTTTGAAACAGCTTTAAATTATGCAAAATCAATTGTTGATTTTAAAGTACTAGCTAATTTGGATAGAAGACTAGCATGCGAACGCTTTTTGAAAGATTTGGAACGAACAGATATTGATTTTAGGCAAGAACAATTTGATTTTGTCATTAATTTAATTGAAGGTACAATCCATCATGTTCAAGGAGAAGATAAAAATGGTGTGAGTTATAAAGGGCAACCATTATTGCTGACTGATTGGCAAAAATTTGTTTGTGTGAATTTATTTGGATTTTTTGAAAAAGGTTCAGATATTAGGCGTTTTAAAGAAGCACTTATTTTTTTACCACGAAAACAGGGGAAAACAGCATTTAGTGCTGCACTAACCGAAGCAAAAAGCATTTTAGATAGACGATCGGGTTCTAAAGCTTACATTGTTGCTAATTCAGTAAAACAAACGCTAGAATGCTTTAATTTTTTAGTTGATAACGTCAACGAATTAAAAGAAGATGTTGAAAAACTAAGAATACGTGATAACAATCAAGAACATTCCATTTCAATCAATTTCGGTGATGGTACAAGTGACATATTTGCAATTGCGAACCAAGAAGATAAACTCGATTCATTAAACTGTAATTGTTTAGTATTAGACGAACTCCATTCTTGGAAAAGAGCAGGAGCTAAAAAATATACTCTAATGAAAAATGCAATGAAAGCATATCGGAATAAATTATTAATAGGAATTTCAACCGCAGGAGATATTCCTGACGGTTTTCTAGCTAACCGTTTAAAAACATTACAAAAGGTATTGAATGGTTCAATTACTGATTCAGCATATGATTCTTATTTTATTTTCATTTGTAAAGCAGATCAAGACGAAGAAGGTAATATTCTAAATAGTAAAGGAGAAATTACCACTATTGATGATCCAGAAGTATTAGAAATGTGTACTCCTTCTATCAATGTGACAGTGACTTTGGATGAACTATTAGATGATGCCTCACAAGCAATGAATGAAACACAATTAAAAACAGAATTTCTAAATAAAACGTTGAATGTATTTACCAATGCAATGGATGCATATTTCGATATTAATGAATTTAGAAGCTCTGATATGCAGTATGATTGGACATTAGAAGATTTAGCAAAATTACCAATTGTTTGGTATGGAGGAGCTGATTTATCTAAATTACATGATTTAACTGCAGGTGCTTTGTATGGTTCGTATAAAGGAGTAGATATCTGTATTACTCATGCTTTCTTCCCTAAATTAGCTGCTGTAAAGAAAGCAGAAGAAGATGGAATACCATTGTTTGGTTGGAAAGAAGATGGCTGGCTCACAATGAGTAATACTCCTACCGTTTTACATGATGATATTGTTAATTGGTTTATTTCTATGAAACAAAAAGGCTTCAAAATTAAACTTGTTGGTTTTGATAAAAAGTTTGGTCGAGAGTTCTTTTTTAAAATGAAAAAAGCAGGATTTAAAATTAAAGATCAACCACAATACTTTTATAAGAAATCAGAAGGCTTCCGTCATATCGAGGTAAAAGTCAAAAATAAACAGTTCTATTACTTACATTCCGATGCCTATGAATATTGTGTTCAGAATGTGCGAGCAATTGAAAAAACAGATGATATGATTCAGTACGATAAACTAGATGGTGACGGCGGAGTTCAGCGTGTTGATTTGTTTGATGCAAGTGTATTTAGCTGTTGCCAGATGCTAGAAGATATGGCATTTGGTAATGTTGGCACAGAATGGTTAAATCGTAAATATTAAAAGAAGAAAGAGTGATTTCCTTTGTCTAAAAAAAGAAGAAAAGCCAATAAAATACGGTCAGAACCCCAACCATCAGGATCAAGTGATCCTACGGTTGGTTTTTTTATGTCAGATGTTGCAAGAGAAGTATTAGTTCCAGGTTATACTCGACTGTCTGATAATCCAGAAGTAAAAACAGCTTGTCAAAAAATTGCTGATTTAGTATCAGGAATGACGATTCACTTAATGGAAAATTCAGATAGTGGAGATATTCGTATTAAAAATAAATTATCTAGAAAAATTGATATTGAACCTTATTCTTATATGACTAGAAAGAATTGGGTTTATAACATTGTGTATTCAATGTTACTTCCAGGAGATGGAAATGCGATTGTATTTCCAGAAATGAGAGACGGCTTTATTCATGAATTGAAACCATTAAAGCCTTCTCAAGTTAGCTTTATTGAACTGGATGAAGGATATCAAGTCAAATATGGAGCATCAACTTATAATTCAGATGAAGTTTTACATTTTGCAATCAATCCTGATCCAGAACAACCATGGAGAGGAACTGGGTATAGGATTCAACTACGAGATGTTACTCATAATTTACGTCAAGCAAATTCAACTAAAAAATCATTTATGAGTGGTCAATATATGCCTAATGTCATTGTGAAAGTTGACGCATTGAATGAAAGTATTGCAAGTGAAGCTGGGAGACAGCAAATCAAGGACAAATATTTAGGTGAATCTCGACCAGGAGAGCCATGGATTATTCCTGCAGAGCTATTAGATGTACAACAAGTAAAACCATTATCGTTAAAAGATATTGCAATCAATGAATCTGTAGAAATCGATAAGAAAACTGTCGCAGCATTACTAGATGTACCTGCGTTTATTTTAGGAGTAGGTACTTTTGATAAAGACGAGTATAACAATTTCGTTCGTACAAGAATTAAAGCTATTGCAGATGTTTTTCAACAAACTTTGACTAAAGGACTTCTTGAAAATCCAAATTGGTATTTCAAATGTAATTCTAAAAGTTTAATGGCTTATGATATCAAAGAATTAGCAGAAATTGGGATGAATCTGTATATTCGAGGAATCTATACAGGAAATGATGTTTTGAATATGATAGGTGATTCTCCTAAAAAAGGATTAGATGATCTGATTATCTTAGAAAACTTTATTCCTCAAGGAATGATTGGAGAACAAAATAAATTAAAGGGTGGTGATTCTGAGTGAGTGTAAAAGAAAATCAAACACGTTCCATGGCTACTAATTTTTCTACCAGAGAAGAAACAACAGGAGAAAAAATTATTGAAGGTTATTTTGCTGTTTTTAATCAAGAAACAGAGCTTTGGCCAGGCGCTTTTGAAGAAATTTCACCAGAAGCTTTCAATGGCTCCTTGAGCAATGATATACGAGCGTTAACAAACCACGAAACTACTCTAGTTTTAGGTAGGAACAAGTCAGGGACATTGAAATTAAGTGTTGATTCTAGAGGTTTATGGGGGCAAATTACCATAAACGAAAATGATTCAGATGCTTTAAATCTATATGAACGTGTAAAACGTGGCGACGTAGATCAATGTTCATTTGGTTTTAATATTTTGAATGAAGAAACTGATTGGAGAGAAGATGGCACGGTGAAGTGGTTGTTAAAAGAAATTGATCTTCATGAAGTTTCTGTAGTCACATTCCCTGCTTATGAAGACACAGGAGTACAAGCTAGGCATAATCAACTAGAGCAATATCGTGAAAAACAGACGAAGCAGTGGCGTAAAAATTTATTAGATCAATTAAAAAATAGGGGGAAATAGTCATGGCATTAAAACAAATCATGCTACAAAGAAAAATTACTAATAAAAAAGAAATGCTTAATTCATTAAGAGAAAAAGATGCTGAATTTCAAAAGCGAGAAAAAGATTTAGAAACCGCCATTGAAGAAGCTAAAACAGAGGAAGAACAACAAGTAGTGGAAGATGAGGTCAATAAATTTAATGAAGAAAAAGAGCCTCATGATCAACAAATCCAAGAACTAGAAGAAGAAATCAATTCTTTGGAAGAAGAATTAACACAGTTGAATGAAAAGAAACCTTCAAATAAAGGAGAGGAAAGAGATATGGCAGTAAAACAAAATACCAGAGCAAAAACTAATACAGATTATCATGAACGTTCAGATGTGAAAGAATTTTATAATGAACTACGCGAAAGACTTCAAATGCGTGCAAATGGTCAAGTTTTGCCAGATGGACCAAGTGGCGCAGAATTAATCATTCCAGATGTCATTGTCAACCGTATTCGTGAGCGTATTGGTGATTTTACTACGCTATATCCATTAGTTGACAAAGTGATTGCTAAAGGTCGTGTGAAATTAATTTTAGATGTAGATACTAGTGAAGCAACTTGGTTAGAAATGCGAGGAGCATTACCAGAAAATGATGATTCTAAACTAACTGCAGTTGAGTTTGACGGTTTCAAAATTGGTCGAATTGTCTATATTGATAATTCTCTATTAGAGGATTCTGTTATTAATTTAGATGATTATTTAACGAAACGAATTGCACGATCTATTGCAAAAGGGTTAGATAAAGCCATTGTTACTGGTACAGGAAAGGATGATAAACAACCTGATGGAATCCTTCCTAAAATTCCTAGCAAAAATAAAGTAACAAAAAAACCAACTTATGAAGAACTAATTCCAGTGTTAGGATTGATTGATACTGGTGAAGATGCTACTGGTGAGATTGTAGCTGTTATGCATCGTCAAACTTACTATAATCGAATTGCTACGCTAACGCTTCACGTAAATTCTAATGGAGTAGATGTCGTTCAATTACCTAATTTAGCACAACCTAACTTCTTAGGATTAAAAGTAGTTTTCAATAACTACTTACCTCAAGATAAACTCTTATTTGGAGTGTTTGATAAATACACTTTGGTAGAACGTGAATCGGTTCGTGTAGATATGTCAGGTCATTATAAATTCAGAGAAGATCAAACAGCTGTTCGTGGTTTAGGGCGTTATGATGGAAAACCAGTAGTGCCTGAAGCGTTTGTAGAAGTAACATTAGATACAGTGGGGGAGTAACGATGCCAGAGTCAAGACTGGCAAAAAATAGTTACGAGTCTTTGACGATTCCTGATTTAAAAAATATTCTTGACGAACAAAATATTAGTTATAAATCAAATGCGAGCAAAAAAGAGTTATTAACATTATTAGAGGAAACAGACTAGTTTCCTCTTTTCTTATTAGGAGATGACTATGAATACTCAAATTTTAGAGTTATTAAAAGTGAATTTAGGTATCATGACAGATAAGCGAAATGAGTATTTGTTATCAATTATTGACAGTGTGATTAGTGAATTAGAATCCGAACAAGGAATTATAATTGATAATAATGATGATTTTCATATCATGTTTATTGTTGATTATTCAGCTTGGCGATATCGATCGAGAGGTGAAGGTGTTATGCCAAGAAATTTACAATTTAGATTGCATAATTTAGTACTTTCGATGAAGAAGGGATAAATATGGATAAGACATGGGATTTAGATATTTTTCTTCTTGAAAATGATGGATTTACTAGTGATGAAATAGGAAATCAGATAGCTAAATACAAAGAAAATCCAGTAATGGCTTACGAGGATAATGTAAGTAGAGGCGAATTTTATCAGGCTGGACAAAATGGTATAGAGAACCTTCATTTGTTTATTATTCATCCTTATGAGTATTCTGGAGAAAACTACCTTAAATTCGAAGGAAATAAATACAAAATTATTCGAACATATCAAAGAAATTATGAAGAGTTAGAAGTTATTTGCCGTTTGAATTTAGGTGATAGGAATGAGTAATTCAATCCACATTAGCGAATTATCAAAAGAAATTTCTAATGTAGTTAAGTCATATAGTAAAGAAGTTGAATTAGAAGCAGGGGAAGCAACAGAGCTTGTGGCGAAAGAAACTGTTCAGGAATTAAAGCGTAGTAGTCCAAAACGTTCTGGAAAATATGCACGTAATTGGACCAAAAGAAAGCAAGGTCCTACTGGACAAATTGTTTTTCAAAAAGATCCTACTTATCGATTAACACACTTGTTAGAAAATGGTCACGCTCTAAAACGAGGCGGACGAACCATAGGGAAAGTAAAAGGACAACCTCATATAGCTATCGCAGAAGAAAAGGCCGTTTCTTCGTTAGAAAAAGAGTTGATTAGGAGGTTGAAATGAGTATGTTGTTAACTGAATTGAAACAATTGCTGGATCAAATGAATTTACCTATTTCTTATCGTGAATGGAAACCAGGACAAGTACCAGAATTACCCTATTTACTTTACTATGAAAATTCAAGTGATAATTTTTATGCTGATAATGAGGTGTTTCTCAAAAAGACGGACGTTATCATTGAATTATATACAAATACCAAGAATATTCGTGAAGAAAATAAATTAGAGGAATTACTTAGTACAAACAAAATTCCTTTTGATACTTATGAAACTTATTTGTCATCCGAACAAATGTATTTAAAAGCTTACGAAATCAATATTTAAAATAGAGGTGAAAGAAATGGCACAAAAAGAAAGAGCAGTAAGTGCTGAAAAGAATCGTGTAGAGTTTGGATTGGAAAATGTTTATTATGCTAAAGCGACTTTAAATCCAGAAACGGGAGAAATTACTTATGGAACGCCGGTTCATTTTCCTGGTGCAGTTGAATTATCCATTGAACCTTCTGGAGATCTGATTAAGTTTAAAGCAGATAATGTTGATTATTATACTTCTCCAAACAATCAAGGATACGACGGAACCTATACCTGCGCTCGAATTCCCGAAGATTTTGCTGTAGATATTTTGGGAGAAAAAGTAGATGATACTGATAAAGTTCAAACAGAGTATGCGAATGCTGAGACTTCTCCTTTTGCTCTAATGTTCCAATTTGAAGGAGATAAAACAGCAACTCGACATGTGTTGTATTATTGTACAGCAAATCGTCCAACGGTAGGATCGACAACTAAGGATTCAGGAGATCCAAATACGTCAGAATTAACATTTAGTGCCGGACCACGGCCTTCTGATAAAGCTGTAAAAACTAAAACAAGACCAGATACTCCGTCTGGTGTTTATGACAAATGGTTTACAAAAGTTTATGAAAAAGGAGCAGTTGCTTAATTATGGAAAAAACAATTAAGATTGGTGCTACTGAAATTCGATTAGCTTCTAATGCTGCAACACCTTTGCGGTATAAGATGCAATTTGGAAGTGATTTTTTTGCAGACCTCTTAACTTTAGCGAAAGCTTTAGACAATCAAAATGAAGATGGTAGTTTTAACTTAAATGATATTTCATATGATGATTTGAAAAGGGTAGAATTAACCCTTTTATATAATTTTGTATGGACTTATGCTAAAGCGGCAGATTCAACTATTCCTGATCCAATCACTTGGTTAGAAAGTTTGGATTCTTTACCATTAGCAGACTTTGCTGGAGAATTACAAGAGTTGATTTCTCATAGTATACAAACTAAAAAAAAGTAAACGATGAAATGGCTTCTAGTGATGAGACACTTACTACGGAGTCATTTCTTTTTATTTGCAAACAAGTAGGTTTATCAAATGAAGAAATGCAGTTAATGGAAATAGGTGACTGCTTAGATTTCGTTCAAGAATGGATAGATAATCATCAAGAACAATCATCTACAAAATCTAAAACTAGAAAAGCGACTCAAGCAGACTTTGATGCATTTTAGAGAGGAGGGGAATAAATGGCTAAAAAGAAAATTTCAGGAATTACGATTGCACTTGATGCAGACACTAAAGGCGTAACATCTGGACTGAAAGATATTGTTAATCAATCGACAAATGTATCGAAAGAATTGAAAGATGTAGAGCGTTTGTTAAAACTAAATCCTAATAACGTTGAATTACTCTCACAAAAGCAAGAATTGCTTTCTCGACAAGTTGAATTAACTACCAATAAATTGGAAGCACTGAAAGGCGCCCAAGCTGATGTAGAAAGGCAATTTAAATCAGGAGAAATTGGTGAGGAACAATATCGGAAGTTTAAGCGAGAAATTGAAGCCACTGAAGGTGCTCTAAATGGTTTTAAAGGACAATTATCGAGTATGAGAGTAGAACAAGAAAAACTTGCTCAAAATACACAGCGATTATCCACTTTTTTTGAAGCTACAGGAACAGATATCAATGATTTTTCAGACGTTTTAGGAACACGTCTAACGGCAGCAATCAAAGAAGGAAAAGCCAATTCCTCTCAACTTGAAGATGCATTAAATAAAATTGGTAGAGCTGCATTAGGTCAAACGGCAGACATCAACAAAATGAAACAAGCACTCGATTCAATTGATGATGGAAATTCTGTTCAAAAGGTTTCTTCTGACTTAAATAGTTTAAAAAGTGATGCTAATAAAGCAGATGATGCTTTAGACAAAATAGGTGACACTTTAGAAGAAATTGACGATAAAATCGACAAAGGTAATTTGTTGGATGCTGGTGAGTCTCTAAGTGAAATGTCTGATAAAGCCAAAGATATGGCTGGAAAAACTATTGAAGCATTTATGGAAGTAGAAGATGCTCAGAAGAAATTAAATGCTTCTATGGGAGTTGCAGGTACAGAATCAGCTAAAAAATATGAACAAGCTTTAAACGATGTTTTTACTAGTGGGCTTTTCGACGATATGAATGAAGCTGCCGATGCGGTAGCTTTGGTATCTAAAAACCTTGGCGATATGAGTAACCAAGATTTGAGTCAATTGGTTCAAGATGCGAAAGTTTTAGAAAATACTTTTGGAGTTGATTTAAAAGAAACTATTCGTGGAGTTGCAGCTATGCAACAAAATTACGGAATTACTGGTAAACAAGCATTGGATATGATCACAGTTGCTCTCCAAAGGAATGGCAGTACATGGGCAGATGAAGTTGGAGATAATATGGCTGAATACTCACAGTTATGGTCTCAAATGGGCTTTAGCGCCTCAGAAACTTTCCAAATTTTAGAGAATGGTACTCGTAATGGAGCATATAATTTAGACAAAGTGAATGATGTTGTTAAAGAAATAGGAATTTCTTTAACTGATGGACGTATAGAAGAAAATATTGATTCATTTTCTCAAAAATCTAAAGAGTTATTTGAATCATATAAGAGTGGTGGAGCTTCTCAAGCAGAAGTTATCCAGTCGCTCCTTACTGATTTAGGAGAGATGGAAAATAAAACCGAAGCGTTGTCTCTAGCATCTACTGTTTGGAGCGCTTTAGGAGAGGATAATAGTTTAAAAGTATTAACTTCTCTAATGAGTGTTAAAGGTGGCTATGAGGATGTTCAAGGAGCAGCAGATAAATTAAATAATGATACCACTACAACTAGTCAAAAAATGCAAGGAGCATGGAATGATTTGAAGTTAGCTTTAGCTCCAATAGGTGAAGAATTAGCAACTGCATTAGTTCCTCTATTAGAAGGATTGACTGAGATATTAAAAATGTTTCAAAATTTACCTGGTCCTGTTAAGACGTTTATTGCAGCATTTTTAGGAATATCAGTAATTTTAGGTATTATTACTGGCTTAGTTGTTGCTATGGAAGCATTAGCAGGAATAATAGGTGGATCAGTTGTTGCAACATTAGGGATTTTTGCGGCAGTAATCGCAGGAATTATTGTAGTAATCAAAAACTGGGGAGCAATCACGGACTGGATTTCCGATAAATGGGATAAGGTTAGTAGTTGGATATCTGGTGTTTGGAAACAACTTTCAGAGAGTGCATCAGATATATTCGGCTCAATCCAAGATTTCTTTACTAATCTTTGGGACGATATCACTAAGGGCGTAACTGATACTTGGGATAATATAACTCAGTATTTTTCTAACATGTGGAATGATATTGTTCAAGGAATTCAAGAAACATGGGATGAAGTTGTCCAATATTTTACGAATATATGGGATGGCATAACACAAAGTATTAGTAATACATGGGACGGTATTGTTAATTATTTTTCAGAGTTATGGGAAACTATCGAAGAAAATATTCATGAGGTATGGCAAAGGATTAAAGATTTCTTTGAACCAATCATTAAAGGGATATTTAACATTATTAGTGTTCCCCTCTCTCTTTTGCAGACAGTTCTAGAAGCTGTATGGTTGAGTATAAAGGCTGGTATTACAATTGCTTGGGAAGCAATTAGTCAGTTTTTCTCGTATATATGGGGAACTATCGTTCAGACCATGCAAATTGTTTGGAATGGCGTCGTTCAATATTTTTCAGGTGTTTGGAATACAATTTCACAAAAAGTTCAAGAAATATGGCAAATAATTACTCAATTTTTATCTAATACATGGCAAAGTATTTCTCAAACAGCCCAAAATATATTTATTCCAATTAGAGATTTCTTTTCAAATACGTGGAGTCAAATAAAAAATAGAGCAACAGAGTTATGGAATATTATTAAGGAATTTTTATCAACTACATGGACAAAAATTTCGACAACCGCTTCAAATATATTTACTTCTGTAAAAGATAAACTGACCTCTATTTGGCAAGGAATTACTTCGTCTATTAGTAATGTAGTTTCTAAGATGAAAGATACTGTAGGTTCTGTTTTTGACAAGATGAGAGATAAAATTTCATCTGTAGTTGAAAAAATAAAAGGAATCGTTCAAGGATTGGCTGACAAAGTCAATGAAGTGAAAGAGAGCATAAAAAATTTTATAAGAAAAATTGCGGAAGCTATAGGAAATATCAAGCTTCCTCATTTTAGTTTGAAAACATCTAGCAAGAAAATTTTAGGGAAAGACATTACCTATCCATCAGGGATTGACGTAAAATGGTTTGCTGATGGTGGGATTTTAACTAAACCGACAATTTTCGGTGCTTCTGGAAATAAATTGTTAGGTGGCGGTGAAGCTGGTAAAGAAGCAGTGGCTCCTTTAGATAAACTAATGGCTTATATTCAAAAAGCTGTAGATGTTGGTTTATCTAAGAAACAAGCTACAGATGAAATCCATTTACATTTAACAGCTTATGGTAATTTACCAAAAGAAACATTAGATCAAATTGCTGAATATTTGATGTATAAATTTGTTGATTTAAAAAATAAAAATGAATTTAGTGGGTGATAATCATGATTGATGGTTGGTTTAAACTCGGAAATCATTGGAGTAAAGAATTTAATGCATTTATTTGTGAGAGACCAGAAAAGAAAAAAGCTAAAAGGGTATTTAATTTAGAAGAAGTTTCTGGATTAAATAAGTTAGCAGTTAACGATGGTGGTTACTATACAAATGTTGAACAAACTTTAAATTGTTTTTATTTATCACCTACACTGGAACACATTCAATATTATGAAGATTTGATTACAGAAGCACTGGATACAAAAGGAGAATATGTAGATTTTGTACCCTATTGGGACCCTATATATATTTATCAAACGATTGTAATAAATGAACCAAATTTTGAAGGAACTTTTCATACATTAAGAGGAGTTCCTTTTTCGTTTGATTTAAGTATTGCTCCTTTCAAAAAAAATATTCTAGGAATGAACCCTGTTATCTTGGATAAACAGGGTTCTATTTATAATCCAGAACGCTACCCATCTTACCCTAAAATTAAAATATATGGATCTGGCAATGTGACAATTTCTATTAATGGAAGAGAGACAAAATTTTCGGATGTCACTTCAGATATTACAATCGATTCTGATCCAGATGTAATGGAAACTTATCGTGAGGTAGATGGTGTTTTAGTGAATGAACATAGAAAGTTGTTAAGTAATCAAATTTATCCTTATTTAGACTCTGGGGAAAATCGGATTACATGGAATAGTAATGTAAAAAAGATTGTTATTGAACCGAGGTGGCAAACTAAGATATGAAACCAGTATTATATAGTCCTACAGACACAGATTTTACCGCTGGAGGTATTGGCATATTATCTGATTGTAAAAAATGTCTAGTGACAGAGGAAGCAAATGGCAGTTATACTGTTGAATTAAGTTTTCCTATCAACGCAAAATTTTTAAGTCAATTAGAAGATCATAATTATCAAATCAAATGTAAACCTAACGCAACGGATGATTTTCATATTTTTTATATTTACAATCATTATAAAGATATGGCTACAGGATTGTTATATGTTTACGGAAAGTCTAGAACTATGAAACTCGGAAATCGTGCGGTTAAGAAATTAGAATTTGAGCGAGCTACTTGTCAAGAAGCGATGAAGTGTTTAGAAAAATCAATGGATCAACCTAGTGATATTCGTTTGTTTAGTGATATTACTCGTGTAGGATCAACAAGCATCGAAGTATCTAATCCTTTAAAATGTATTAAGGGAATAGAGGGTTCTTTAAACCAAATATTTGGTGGCGAGATGAAACATGAGCCATTCAAATTATCTTTATTAAACCGAAGAGGTAGAGATCATGTGACAACTTTTAGATACAGAAAAAATTTAACTGGTTTGAAAGTTGAAACTAATTTTGATGGGTTATTAACTCGAATTTTTCCTTATGCAGATGTACAAAATAATGAAGGAGAAACAGAACGGATATTTGGAAATCAAGTAGATTCACCTAATATCAATAAGTATGATGACGAGATTTATTCAGAATATGTTCAATTTACAGAAGATCAAGGTGTTACAGATCAAAGAAGTTTAAATGAAGTATCAAAGAAATATTTTAGTTCCATGAATCCTAATTGTGATCAACCAAATATATCTATTGAATTGAATATTCGAAAAATGGAAGATACAGCTTTGGCAAAACGATTAAAAAAATTTCGTGAAGTTGGATTATTTGATACTTTTGATATTTTTCATGAACGTTTTAAGATTAATATTACTGCTCAAATAACTAAAGTAATTTATGATTCTTTAAATGAGCGAGTTGAATCTTTAGAAGCCGGCGATACCCAATATACCTTCTTTGAGAGACAGAAACAAGAAATATCAAATACGTTAAAAGGGTATACAGGTAAAAAATATGCAAGTGATTTTATTGATGTAGTCACCAATATTATTTCTGGTAACGATGGTGGTCATGTTATATGGTGGCCTAAGAATCGACCGACTGATTTATTCTTTTGTGATAATCCTAAATTAGAAGAAGCAAAACTTGTTTTACGAATAAACAAAAGCGGAATAGGCTTCTCATCAAAAGGGTGGCAAGGACCATTTGATACCGCATGGACTTTAGATGGTAAGTTTAATGCTAATTTTATTCAAACAGGAATTATTAAAGCCGATGTATTCCAAAATTCTTTTAATAAAACTGGAGACACGTTGAAGTTAGTAAATGGGTTACTTCAAATTTGGAATAATAAAAATAAAATTATGGAACTAACCAAAAAAGGTATGGAATTCTGGAATTCTAAAGAATCAATTGGAACGATTGGAACAACTGATTCTGCTGGTAATCCTTTTCCTGGAGCTTCTACTACCACACCTATTGAAGATAATTCTTTAGTCATTCGTACAAATGGAGACGGCAAATATATTTTGATTTCTCCTAAAGTCGGTAAAGGATTAGTTTTATTAGGAAATGGTAAAGCAATTTATTTTGGAGACTTAGATGTACAAGGCAAACTCACAGTCAATGGAAAAGAAATCACAGGGAACAATAGTGGAGGAAGTGATCTCGGAACTATCCCTCCTCAATTGACGACGGACGCTGAAAAAAGAGCATGGAAAATTTGGACAATGCTGAAAGCTCGTGGCTATTCTGAATATGCAGCCGCAGGTATTTTAGGAAATATTCAGGGAGAAGTTGGAGCAAGTATGAACCCTGATACAGAACAACTTGGTGGTCCAGCTTATGGGATTGTTCAATGGGATGGTTCTGCTTATCCGTTAGTCGGATCACCAACTTGGAACGGACGAGAGTATGTTCAGCGTTTGATGAACACCGCAGGGATTCAAGAAGATTATCGAAGTATTGAAGCCCAAGTAAAATTATTAGATTGGTGTATGTTCAATGGCCAATGGATTGGGAAAGTAAATCCCACTACAGTGTCTGATTTTAAATCAATCAACAATGCTAAAAGTGCAGCTTACGCTTTTGAAATGAACTTCGAACGCCCAGCTTCTGCACATCCAGAACGCCAAAATTATGCCCAATCTTGGTATAACAAATTACATGGATTAACTAGTCCAGAACCTGGAGGGAATTTCATTTGTCCAATTCAAAAACCAGTGACAGTTACCTCAGAATGTGGATGGAGAACCAGCCCAATCACAGGAGCACAAGAATTTCATAACGGCATTGACCTTGTAAATGGAAATCCAAATACACCGATTTTTGCGGCATTAGGCGGTGAAGTTGTTCAAGCAGGTGCCAATTATTATGACTGGTATGGTAATTATATTGTTATCAAACACAGTAATGGGAAATGGACAGGTTATGCTCATTTATCCCGTATAGATGTTTCTGTGGGACAAAAAGTCCAGAAAGGTGCTCAAATTGGTTTGATGGGAACGACTGGTCCATCTACAGGGGAACATTTACATTTTCAAATTATGAAAAATTATTGGCCACAACCTATAGTTGATTTTGAAAATCCGAGAACTTACATTCAATTTTAAGAAAGGAGAGTAAACAATGGAATTAGACAAATTTCGAGAGGTTGATTTGGTCATTGACCATGTCAATAATCATTTTTTTCAAAATCAGTTTGTTAGTCAGAACGATAACGCTGGACGAAGCTTGACCGTTCAGGTGACAAATAACGGAGTGATAGGAGAAGTGCCAGGGTTAACTTTGAATTTACGCTGGCATAATAGAAATAGTGGACTAACAGATCTCTCTCCTTTTAATTTAATTGATAAAGAACATAGTGTATTTCAGATCTATTATCCAAAAAATATGTTGAATCCAGGAACAGTGGTGGCCAGCATTCAAATTATCCAAAATGGTCAAGTTTCCCACTCTAGGCAATTTGAGATCACGGTTCAACAACTGCAAGGAGAAGCAAAAGGGATAATTACAAAGGCGGAATATGGTGCTTTAATTGATGCCTTAGCTGATGCCAATAAATTTCGGACAGACATTGATCGACTCAATTTAGAAAAAGCATCCGTGACACAAATGAACGCTTTGAAGGAAGCAACAGATTTATCCTTAGCAAGAAAAGTAGATAAGAATGGAAATGAGCAAGTTACTTATGCCATGCTTAGTCAGGATGTTAAAATGAAATTTACAGGCGGGAGTGTAGCTGTGGTTGGTACCAATGCAGTAAATACTTCAAATTTGGTGAACGATGCGGTGACCACAAGGAAACGAACACCACTAGGAGAATTTGCAACGATTGTATCGTCGATGACGCCTAATATAGATACAACCAATCGAACCATTTCATTTGGTGATACCTTTACTCGATTGATTTATCGAAATAAAACAATCGGAGCCAATCAATTAAATGGCAAGACAATTACCATCGGAGGAGATGCCGATGGTAATTTTGTGTACTTTAATGTAGAGTCTGGTGTTCTCTCTTATAAAGTAGGATTAGCGGATTTAGAAGAAAATGATCTTTTTTTAGGTTACTGTTTTTGGGGAACAAAATTTTTCTTCTTTAATTTTCCATTTACCGTCGATGGATTATTTCCTACAAATATAGAAAGTATTCCGAATAAATCAGCTACGCCTTTATTAAGAGGTGGACAACTAGTGTCAATCAAACCTATATTGATCGATCCAACTAATAAAAATATTCATTTTCCAAACGCTCATCTGGCCGTTGTTTCAGGAACTACTTCTTACAGCCTAGCTTATCTTAAAGATGAAATAATGGATTTATCAAATGATAGTGCGAGTTATATGTGTTTTGACACGGAAACAAACGAATTAATCTCACTTAGTCGAATCAATTTAATTAACGAAAAACAGATCTATTTAGGTTACATTAACTGGGGAAGTAGCTTTGCGGTAGATATAGTGGCAAATTACGCTGTGATTGATGGGATTGCCCAAGGAAATATAACTAAACGTTGGTTAGGAAAAACAGGAGTATTCTTGGGAGATAGCATCACTTACGGTGATAATGGTATTGGCACAGGAAAAAACTCAAACAGTTGGACAGCTCAAATGATTCCTTTAGCTGGATTTTCCTCTATTCGAAATTTAGGAAAAAAGGGAAGTAGGGTTGCAATGAGTCCGGGAAGAACAGATAGCTTTGTTGAAAGGATAGAAGAAATCACTGACGTAGATGGTGTGATTACTATTTGGGGTGGAATTAATGATTTTCATTGGAATGTCCCATTAGGATCTGATCTTGATACAGAAAAAACGACTTTTAAAGGAGCTTACAAGTATGTTCTAAAAACAATACTTGAAAATAATCCAAATGCAAAAATACTATGCATTACCCCCATGAAATCAACAAAATATATCGCAACCTATAATGAAAATGGACAATTAAACACGAACGATGTAGGAGCAACACAGGAGGATTATGTACAAGCAATTAAAATAATTGCCCAATTCTATTCTGTTCCAGTGTTAGACATGTTTGCTCAATCAAATATGAATCCTTTTATTACCAGCCACGAAAAATGGTTTGGAGACGGTCTACATCCATCTAATGAGGGATATCTTAGAATAGCAAAGCAAATCCACCATCGTTTAGAAATTTTATAGAAATAAGAGTTAAAGGATTTGGTTACAAATGTTAGAAAAATTATTAGAAGTCGATAGGATTTTAGCTGCGTTTGGTGTGGGAGGCATTTTTTCCTTATTTATGGGACTTTTCAAGCAACTAAAATCGCAACGAAAAAAAACGGAAGAACGATTCCAAAAAATTGAATCAGCCAACCTTGCATTGCTTCATGACAAAATCTATCAGCAATGCATTTCTTTTTTAGAGCAAGGTTGGATTTCAGTAGATGATTTAGAAAACTTAGAGTATATCTGGAAAGGATACAAAGGATTAGGCGGAAATGGGACAGGAGAAGCTTTATACAACAAAGTGGTTTCGTTACCGCACAAACCAACAATGGAGGAAAAATAATGGATGAAATATTGACTGCAACTTCTGTTATCGGAGCAGTTGTATTAGGCATGACCCAAATAGTAAAGCAGACGGCAATCAATAATAAGTGGTTGCCGTTTTTGAATGTCGTTTTTGGGTTAATTATCGGCACTAGCTACGCTCTAACGATTGTTCAGGGGGATATAGCAATTTATGCCTGGGCAGGGATACTTGCAGGAATGTCTGCGGGTGGTTTTTATGATCTACCAGCTAACGGAAAATTACTTTATCAAAAATCAAAATTGAGTAATAGAGGAGACGATGAAAATGAGTAAACATTTAATAGTTTTTGGTCATGGTCAAGGTGATCCTGGAGCAATGGGGAATGGTTATCAAGAAGCAACGTTTACCAGAAATATTTTAGGTCAAAAATTGAAAGCATGGGCTTCTAAATTAAAGAAAAATCAAATTGATTTCTATAATGAATCACTAGATATGTATCAACAAACTAAAGCAGGCGGTGGAGCGTATGGAGTTAATGGTTATGCTTCTGTTACAGAGTTCCATTTAGATGCAGCCGCAAGTTCTAGTGCTACAGGTGGGCATGTAATTATCAGCAATCGCTTTAATCCAGATTCTAATGATTTAGCAATTGCTAAAGTTTTAGAAAAATATGTTGGTCTTTGGGGATCGTCAAAACCTACAGGAACCTATAAACGTGATGATTTACTTAATATGAATGTTTTTGCAAATCGAGGCATTTCTTATCGCTTAGTCGAATTAGGATTCATTACGAACAAGCGGGATATTGATGAGCTAACAAAAAATCTTGATGCAATTGCAAAGGGATTAGTCGAAGCAATTACTGGCGAATCTTTAAGTGGGAACACTACTAGTTCATCTATTACGAATGTATCATCAAAACCGAAAACACCCTCGGATCATGATAAAGCAGTAGCAGCAAGTAAAGCTGTTCATCAAGGGAACGCATGGGCGAAACTAGATAAGTTCAATGAAGTAAGCAAAGGAAAAGTACGAATTGCTGGATGGTTGGTACCAGATAAACCAGATGGTCCAATTGGAAAATTTGCTTATATTCTTATCATGGAGCACGGCACCACAAAAGAAATCACTCGTGTTGCTTCCCAAGGTATCAAACGACCTGACGTGAAGAAATCCTATAATTATAAAGGTGGCGATGCACTAGGCATGGACGTCACTTTGGATTTAAGCTGGGTGAAAAAAGGCACGAAAATCGATGTCATTTTCCGTCGTTGTAATCAAGCAAACGGTGAAGGTGCAGTCAATGATGTGCGGATGAAGGATATCTATTTGTCTTTATAAACAAATATAAACAAAAGCTCCTCGTTGAGGAGTAAGTACATAATATATAATTGGAATATAAATAAGGAATGTAGTTAGGATTGCAATTCAGGTATTCTTAAAATTTTTATGATTAAAAAAAGACAGTCTTTTACAGGAGGAAAATCACATAAGTTATTGACAACTATAAAAATCATTCGATAAAACAAGAATGTTATTGCATGAAAATATTATCTCTCATAACCTAATACTAATTTAAGTTTATGTGATAACAGGATTGTTGTCATGTATAATAATAAAATTATGATAGTCCTTTGACCTTGTCGCGACAACTTTCTGTACCCTTAGCTTAGTTGGTCAGAGCAGACGGCTCGTAACCGTCCGGTCGTAAGTTCGAGTTTTATAGGATAAAGATAAAATAAGAAGCTTTTCTTCGTAAAGAAAAGCTTCTTATTTCAGACTGTAGACAAAGCACTAAAATTCAGTACTTTGTCTACAGTCTGAAACGACTCAAAATGAGTTGTTTAAATATATCAGAGTAATAAGTCATTAATTTCTTTAAATTCTTTATCCAGTTCTTTTTCATCATATTTTTCGTATTTATCAGCTTCATGAAGGATTTTTTTGATTTCGTGAATAGCCTTACGTTCGATCAACCATTTTTCTAAGCTGTGTTTTTTTTCTGGATTTTCAGATAATGTATCCAATTCGTTTAATTTTTTATCCAGTTTATTGACTGTAGTAACAATTTTTTCTAAAGCTTTTTCTTCTTTGTGTTCTAAATTTGCCATTTGTCTTCACGTCCTCTTTATTTGATAATTTAAGTATAGAACTTTAGTATAGTTTATACAAATAAAAACATTTCTTTGTGCATGATGCCCTTTTTGCTTGATATATGAAAGTATAAGGAATAGTATGAACTAGGATAAACTATTATTTAGGAGGAATAATTTATGTGTACGTCTATTACTTATGTAACAAGTGATCATTATTTTGGAAGAAATTTTGATTATGAAATATCTTACAATGAAGTAGTCACTGTTACTCCAAGAAATTATAAGTTAGTTTTTCGAAAGGTCAATGATTTGGATACGCATTATGCAATGATTGGTATTGCTGCTGGTATAGCTGACTATCCTCTTTATTATGATGCGACAAATGAAAAAGGATTGAGTATGGCTGGACTAAATTTTTCTGGTTATGCTGATTATAAAGAAATACAAGAAGAAAAAGATAATGTGTCTCCGTTTGAATTTATTCCTTGGATTTTAGGACAATGTTCAACCGTAGATGAAGCTAAAAATTTATTAGCAAATATTAATTTAGCAAACATCAATTATAGTGATGAACTTCCATTATCTCCCTTACATTGGCTATTAGCTGATAAAGAAAAGTCCATTGTTATTGAAAGCATGAAAGATGGACTTCATATATATGACAATCCTGTAGGAGTACTTACAAATAACCCTCCATTTGATTATCAATTATTTAATTTAAACAATTATCGTGTATTATCAAGTGAAACTCCTAAAAATAATTTTTCAGATCAAATTAATTTGAACGCCTATAGTCGTGGCATGGGAGGTATAGGATTACCTGGAGATTTATCTTCAGTTTCTCGTTTTGTTAAAGCAACATTTACTAAACTGAACTCAGTAGCAGGAGATTCAGAATCAGAAAGTATTAGTCAATTTTTCCATATCTTAGGTTCAGTAGAACAACAAAAAGGGTTATGTGATGTTGGTGATGGAAAATATGAATATACCATTTATTCTTCTTGTTGCAATGTAGATAAAGGGATCTATTATTATCGCACATATGAAGACAGCCAAATTACTGCAGTGGATATGAATAAAGAAGATTTAAATAGTGAGAAATTAATTAGCTATCCAATAATAGAGGAACAACAAATTAAATATATAAATTAGTTAGTGTGCTTTGACTAGATATTTAATATAATAGGTACAATAAAGAAAGGAAAAGATATTTTTAAAAACATTCTTTCTTAGATGTGATATCCTTGCCTTTTTTGCAATGTGTATTTACTAATTCTTCTGGAGCAACAAAAGTATATTTTAAATAATCATACTGTTGATGATCGCAGCAAGTGAGGGCATATCCGTTACAACATCCAGTAAAAATTATATATTTTTCTTTATTTTATAAAAAAACTTAACCAATCAATTTTGGCTGAGATCTTTTTTCCGTTCTTCAAATAATTATTTCAGTTTCTCTAAATCTTCAAACCGATTTATTCATATTTAAACTGTATCAAGTGCTTATCCTTGTGGTACTATTAAATCCGTGTTATAGTAAATAAGTAATCTAATTTGAAACGTAATCTGAGCTATATATTCACACTATAAAACTCCTTTTACCAAGTAATATTAATTGCAACAAAACACGTATTAGGAGGAAATATATATGAATAATGGTACAGTAAAATGGTTTAACTCAGATAAAGGTTTTGGATTTATCACTGGTGAAGATGGAAATGATGTATTTGCACACTTTTCAGCTATCCAAGGTGACGGATTCAAAACATTAGATGAAGGTCAAGCAGTGACTTTTGATATTGAAGATGGACAACGTGGTCCTCAAGCAGTAAATATCGTAAAATAATGTTGAACTTTAACCACCTCAATCGAGGTGGTTTTTTATATAATGGCTCATAACCGAACGGTCGTAGGTTCGAGTCCTACAGGGTACATCAGATAATAATATTTATAGCTCAAAGCTCACCAGATTTTATTTATGGGCGTTTTGAGCTTATTTATTTGCTTTTAATGACTAATTTTTAAACCATAAAATTATATGGCTTAGTATACGGTTTGTTTACAAAAATATTACAATGTCAGTAAAACTAGATTCATAAAATAATGTTTTTATATCATAAACGTTTGGATTGAACTTACGTTCCCTCTATGTTAATATAATTATGTAATCCTCAATATTTATATTTGCCATTTGAAGCCTTAAGACTCTTGTTTTTAAGGTTTTCTTTTGCTTTAATTAAAGTGGCAATTATAATAAAGTGAGGAATATTTATGGCAAAACAAGTAATACGATTTAATTATTTTCATGTAAAATTGATTAATAATCAAAATGAAATGTTTGAATGGGATATGAGAGATTTTATTGAATATATCATTGGAAATAAACATTCTTTTGATCCATCAGTAATACTTGGAGATGAAATTTCTGATTTAGAATGGAATAGTTGTGGTTACGATGAATTTAATGACTTATATTATATACAATTATCGAAACTACGTTCTAAGAATATTCCTTCTAGAAAAAGAGTAAATCAGGATAAAATTCCATTAAATTTAGCTGATGACGAATTTTTAGGTGAATTTAATTTACTGATATTTGATCCAAAATTAAATATTTTAATAACTCAAGGGAACTTCTATGGATTAACAACTAAACAGATTACTATGACCTTAAGTAATCTCAGAATGAAATATAAAGATGCTATTGGTGAAAATGATGGTGATGTACCATATATAGTTAGTCTTGAACCAATAATTGATCAAACTGCAATTTCAAGAGTTAAGCATAACAATATTTATCGATCTATTACAATTAAGGGAGCTGATTATAAAGAAATTGCTAATGAAGACTTGGACACACAATTTATGGGGACTGCTATAGAAGCCCTAAACGAAATAAATGGAGTGAATTTTGAAATTACTGTTACTATGGCAAGAGCACCCAAACAGAAAAGTCTTGATGAGACAGAAACAAGAAAATTAATTGATGAAGTATTAGAATTAAGAGATAAAAATATCGATGTTTCAATGAATATAGCTTCTAGAAAAGATGAAGAAAATTCGATCGAATATATTGATTTGATAGCACCTAGGCTTACATCTAAGATTATCTTAGATGTTCAGAATAGGTCAACTATAGGTGCAGAATATATATTTAATGGTTTTAAAGAACAAAATTATTTTCATGAGAACGTCCATATGCAGAGAACAGTTATGAATATATTGGCAAGAGAATAGGGATGGATGTGATATCCAATGCTTACAAAACATTTCAAATATATCAGGAAGGTAAGCAGGAGGCATTTTAATGATGTAAAAAAAGCGATAGAAAGAAAAGATTATTATTGGTTAGATAGAGTGAATGTAGTTCATAATGAATTAATACTTATTTTTTGTATAGTATTTTCAATTTTTTATATGTGTGGAAAATTTCTTTCTATTAGAAATAGTATAAGTGATACTATTACTATTTCATCAATAATATTAGGAGTTATTGGTGTTTTAATTGGATTGTTAATAAGCATGAAAGAAGACTCTACTTTTTTTGTTAATGCAGCAAAAGCTGGTAAAGATGCCTTTTTTTATAAAAGTTTAATGTTAAAATTAAGAAACGCGTTTCTCACTAATTTATTTTTCGTGGTTTTAACCTTAACGTTGAACTTAATTTTACCAGCAGTGAGTTTTTTGTTAAAAAGTACGTTTCTAATCTTTTGGTCCTATTTATTTCTTAAGACTTTATGGCAAGTTATGTACTTAATAATTTTAATAACTAAAATAATTACTTACGAACCGCCTAAGGAAAATAAGCTTAGAAAAAAAAGTTAA